CGACTTAGTCGGATGCACCCTACCGCTCAGCAAGCTGAGCGGACCTCATGAAATATGAGAGGGCCCTTCCATGGGGGTTGCTAAGCACAGCATAGTTCCTCCGCTTCTGCCTTTCGGCAGAAATCTCCCAATTAGTAGGGAGTGTACCACCCGAGTTTCATGTAAGGCGATCGGGGACGCCCAGCGCGTTCCAAGTGATCCTTATCAAGAGGCTCAAAGCCCCTCTTCAAGAAAAACTTGAGTAGGGCACCGTGCCCCGAAATCATAGATTTCGGAGTACGATCCATGCGTCGGTAACCTCTCACGAGGTCACGTTGCAGGTTCGGACACATACGATGACTTTCGTAATCGTGGAATGTCCATCTACCCATACAAGGAGAATCTCGATGTACAGAAGGAAACGGAATCAACCGTCCTATCGTATCATCGAGGTAGTTGGCAGATCGCCACAGACCAGCTTCGTAAAGCTGATTCCTAAGCGAAACTACCGACGTTATCTCCTCAACGTGCTGTCTGCTAGTGGGAAGAATGTGACGAGCCTTGACAGAATTCACGTCAAAGCCGTCATAGAAATCACCACCACAAGACTCTCGGAACTTACCGTTCCAGAAAGACTTGTGTCCGTTCACACGAAGGCCGAAGCTTTCGAGTTCATGGATAACAGATTCTACCATGTGGACAGGGACGATGATATCGTCACCGTACACGCGCACCTTGCCAAGAAACTCTTTAAGGAGTTTCCGGGTAAGGGGGACTCTGAGCTCTTTCTCTATCCCCAGGAAGATTATGGTCAAGAAGACCATTGCTTCCACAGGGAAAGTGAGAGCTGAACCCATAGACGCGAACTTGGATAAAGGAATAATCCCATATCCAGGCACATCTGCCTTCGTGGATCTACACGCTTGCACGGCCCCAGAAATCCAGGGCCACGAATCGAATAGAGCCATTACATGCAGATTAGAAACACGGTCAGAGGCCTCGCTCAAATCGAGCGTGGCCAATTGACCATTGGAGGATCCCTTCTCCGCAAGGAGTCGGTTAACCTCTTGATCACGGAAGCCAATGAATTGGGTGAGACATTTGTCTCTTTCAATTCTATTGACTATAAACTCCATCAACCCCTGTTGCACATATTGCATGTGCGTGGGCTCGATGGCGATGATCCGTGGTGTTTTAAGCGTTTTAGGTACTGTGATCACTTTAACAGGGATCTCAGTTCCGGGTTCGAGCCAGTTGGGACCAACGCCATCATCCAAAGAATTGAGATAATGGCGATGACTAGTGAAAAGGAATTCTCCCGCTGGGAAAAACTCCTCCAACCGGTCAGTCCACGTCCGTTGATCGAACTTGGCATTAGCCTTAATTCGGTCAGCGGTCGCACCAGGTCCATGCTTGGGAACAACGCTGCTCCCCTGTATCTTACGATCCAGAGGAACAAAGACGTCCCAAGCAAACAAGAGGTTCGAGATTCGAACAAAGTCAGCTTTTTGCTGGCTACTGAACGATTCATCAAACCTCGCAACTGACTGCTCACACTCGATATACTTATCGAAAGCGGCCTTGATCCGATTTTCGGAACAAGGAAGTTCAATCTTCTGAAACAGGTAGCAAACCTGCCTCACAGATCGAATTGCCTCAATCGATGGGTTATCGAGCAGAGTACCCGCACTACGGTCAAACACTTGACTTGTCAAACCTTGCAAAAATGCAGGGAGAGACGCACTTCTCCGGAAACCTTGGAAAAGTGTTGAGTCTATCTTCCCAAGCTCAAGACTTCTTTCGAAGTCTTTTGCAAAGGAAGGTAGGGTTATCGTGAGAAACGAGAACCCTTCGTGTTCGACTCGAGTCTTGACGGTTTCATAGTCAAGACTGGTGCTGGCATTACACCAGATACCCACATCTGTGAGTACCTTACCTAGAAGTACCACATGGCTTTTCATTCGCTCCCTTAATGGGTAACGAAGTCCAAGTCAAGGGCCTTTTAGGATCCCAACAAAGAAGAGGCGGGCCCGAAGGCCCGCCTCTCCACTGAGCTCCTGGAACAACCAGGGAGCGGGATTATGTAGGCATGACGTCTACATAACCGAAGCATCTAGCACAAAGCTAGAAGGAGTCAGTTACGACTCGCCACCCAAAAGCTGGGTGATCTTCGCGCCCGAAGAAGCAGACAGGTAGGCAATAAAGCCATCCACAATCTGCTTCTGCTCAGCGACCGTGTATCCCACAGTCGGAACATCACAAACCAGCGAGAAACTCGCCGAGTAAGGGGTGTTCTGAGTGGGGATCAACGGATCCGTAGCCACCTTACGGTGGTCGATACGGATCACTCGCCGGCTTCGCTTGCCATAGGCATGCTTGACGGAGAGCTCAACGGTGGCGTCGTCCTTACGGAAGGCACCAGCGTTGACACCAGAGCTAGTACGCGGAAGCGTATTAGCAATGGCGTTGATCGTTACGGTCTGGGGATCGGCAAAAGCCATTGAATTGTACCTCTTGGTTGTATCCCTTTCTCAAGGGGTGCCTCAGATAGAGGACTTTTGTATGCGGCTTTAGCCACACCAGGTACTGAGATGTACCTGCTAGTTACGCCCGTTGAATACCGGCCGCAGCTAGTAGTGCAAGCTGTCTTTGAGTAAATCCATCCCAGGATAACCCAAAGCCATAGGGGGATGCGGGAATACGCTGTTTCACAGTCGTAGTAAACGTCTGTGAGAAATTATGCGTACGACCACTTGCGCCTTGCTTTGTTTGGGATCCATAACGGACACCAAACAAATCGTAGGTGGTAGAGTTAATAGTCTCTTCCATCATGAAGGCCCAAGGCATCACTAAGCTGTCTTTTTCGAAAAGACTCATGTTACTCGCAAGAGTACCTGAGTCTCCGATCCAGTCAGCCGCCCACGACCACGGTGCTAGTTCGTAGAGGAGTTCGGGAGTAAGCTCTACACCGAAACGTTTTCTCATCCCGGCATATTTGCCGCGATAAGAATCCATATCGGGTAGAGAGTACTTGAACACCCCTTCGAACCATCGTCGCTTCTTCATAGTAGAAGTCGTGACGAGTCGCGCCGAGTTGGCGAACATCCACGTATCAGCTCGATTGGGGACCGGATAGTATCCGGTGCCAGAGTCGATAACTGACGTGGTAAATTCGTCAGGAAATTGGTATGAACGCTTCAATAAGCGATTCGATTGTTCCCAATACCTGTCAAGAATGGCATTGCCATTCTCAACAGCATTTGTGAATTTCTCAACCTCGCTTATCAGAGGTTTCCAAGCAAATTCAATGCCAAGATAGGACGCACCCGCTGCTTTAGCGTGGCGCGCTCTCGCTTGACCTGAAAGGGCTAAGCCCTTTGCGTTAGGGAATCCCTCACGCAATTCGCCTAGAAACTGTGAAGTGGAGAAGGCAGATCCGGTTGGAGCAACCATGCTAATAGCTTTTCTTCCGAGCGACTCAAGAGTCGTGAAGGAAGAAGCGCTAGAAGCAGGAAAAGTTCCGTTTGTGAAAGAACTAAAGCGCGCGAACTGAGGCCCAGAGAGGGCCGAGTGACACGCACCAAAATTTCTTTCAAAAACATGAACACCGTCGCCAAGAGTTGAAAACTCATGGTAATCGCGTTTTGTAACGCGAAACGGGCTCCCTGGAATAACATTCAGACCAGCATCGATTCTGACCATACGGCCAGCTTTTCGATTGTTGACTGAAATTTCCAGATCGTTCGAATAAGTTTGAACGACCTCCCCGATCTCTCGGGGACCACTGCTAGGATAACACCATCCAATGGCCCCTCCGGGCCAATACTTGAATGGATACTTAGCTGTGGTGAACTGGCTTCTCATACCTAGTGGCTCCCTGCTTGCTGTCACGTTAGTGACGGGTTAACCTCCATGTACGCCGATTTGGCGCATTTAGGAGGGGTGTTATGCTTAATGCACTGGGAGGCCCCAT